ACCCAACTTGGAGCGGGATATGCGTGCGGTAGGCGTTTCCATGGAAGAGGCGACCGCCGCCCAAGCCGCCCTTTACCAGAGCACAACTGACTATACGATGGCGTCTGCTGGCGCCAGAAAAGATTTATTAAAGACAACCGCCCTCATGGGTGAGTTTGGTGTGAGTGTAGAAACCTCCGCTAAAATCGCGCAAGCAGCCACCAAGGGGCTGGGAATAGGTATCGGTGGCGCAGACGAACTTCTGTTAGGGCTATCCGCCCATGCTCAAGATATTGGTGTTCCCGTGAGCAAGCTGGCAGAAGATTTCGCAGCAAACAGACACGAACTCAAGCGTTGGGGTAACGATGGTGCACAAGTATTCAATAGACTTGCGATGGTTTCCAAGGTAACGGGAATGGAGATCTCGCGCCTGCTAGCCATCACAGAGAAATTTGACACCTTCGAAGGCGCCGCCAAGCAAGCCGGCATGCTAAATGCAGCTATCGGCGGCAATATGGTCAATGCGATGGATCTTATGATGACGACCGATCCTGTGGACCGCTTTAGCATGATTCGGGATAGCATTTTGGATGCAGCCGGATCGTTTGATGACATGAGCTACTACCAGAAGAAATTCTATGCGAATGCCGCAGGACTGAAAGATGTGGGTGAATTGGCAGCGATGATGTCCGGAGACTTTAACGCATTAGATGGAAGCATGGGCAAGACCTCGGCAGACTTTGCTGATCAGCGCAAGCAGGCACAAAAATGGCAATCCACAATGGAGATTCTTAAGAACACACTCATGGCGTTTGCGCCAACTATGACCAAACTAGCTAAAAGGATCCAGCCTGTCTTAGACAAATTTATGGAAGGGGAAGGAAACATGAAGAAAATGGGAGATGCTATTGGCGACGTCATGGAAAAAGCACTTATTCCTCTCATGGACTCACTGGCGGAAGACCCCAGCCCCATCACAAAGTTTTTTGATTATATCGGTACCATCCCTGCAAAAATGGACAAAATAGTGTACTATTTCAAATTGTTTTCTTCGATATTGGTCGGGCTTGGGGTTGCCATAGCAATTGCGTCTCTGCCAATCACTGGTACCGTCGCCGCAGTCGCTGCCGTCGTAGCCGGACTCGCCGCGGGAATCATATGGTTTATGAAAGTCATGAGCTTCAAAAAATCACCAAGCTTTTTAGACTTGTTTACGGGGGGAGTCTTAGCAAAAGGGATGGAGCTAGCCGCCAAAGCTATAGAGCTGTTTTTTGCTCCGATTAAAGCTCTTGGAAAAATGCTAGGAACTTTGGGTCACTTGCTGGCAGAAACATTTAATTTCGACAATATCAAGGAAAAGGTCAGCGGATTTGTGGAATGGATCCCCGGCACATGGGCTGAATCGATAACGGGCATCAAAACCGAAATGGAAATATCCTCGCCATCCAAAAGAATGGAGCGAGAGATTATGGACCCCACCTTTGTTCAACCGATGCAATCAGTAGCCGCCAAGATGCCGGGACTTGTAGATGACGTTTATGGCGATGTCCCGGAACGTGCCGCGGCAAATCTGGCACCCTTGACAGCCACACCACAAAAACCAGCAGCAGGAATGGAAGGTGTTGAACGAGTACTGCAGAATGCATTTGATCAAACACTTTTGGGGCGCATGAGCGCAGCATTTGAAGGTAAAGCAGTCGCAGCCCCTGCAGCCGCAGGAGGCGGGCCCCAAACAACTCAAGTAAGTATTCCGATCAGTATTGGTAAGGACCCACTAGGTACAGTAGTGACCGAGATCATAGATGGTCGCTTGGGTACAGTTAGTTATCAAGGTATGGCTAGCCAGGGAGGAATAGGATGATGTTAAGAGGAAACAACGACAATGGCTGATTGGCAAAACTGGACAGATCAATTTAGAAGTGGAAAATATGGCAAGACCACAACTGGTGTCAAGGGCACCGGCATGCCTGTTATTGAAGTCGATCCGTCTGATCCTTATGCAAGTTCTCATGGCCGAGGGATGCAACTATCATTCTTCCACGTGCCGAGCCAAAAGGCTGTATATTTCAAAGCTTTCATCGTCGCTTATAACGAAACGTTTAATAGCGATTGGGCATCCGAGACAGTATATGGGCGCACCGATCCAATTTACATGTTTAAGGGAACACAGCGCCAGATCTCGTTAAACTTTAAAGTACCCGCATTCTCCGAAGGCGAGGCATACGAAAACTTAGGCAGAGTACAGAAATTAACTCAGTATCTTTATCCCTCATATGTAGATGAGGGAGCCGCACGAATCATTGGACAATCCCCGCTTATCCGCATGAAAGTAATGAATTTGGCACGAATTGGACCAGGAGCCGGCGATGATCGCATAGCCGCCGGATCTACGGAATCGTTACAGGCAATGGGCCATCATGTGCGGGCCCAAAATATGAGCGGCTCCGACCTTTTTGATAACTATAGATCCACGAACATGGCCAATCAAGGTATACTCGGTGTAATTTCATCGGTCCAGATAGACCATAACTTGGAAAAAGAAGGTGTTCTGGAAAAAGGAAAAAATTGTATTTTGCCCAAATTGATTGATGTATCGGTAACCTTTAACTGCATTCATGAACAAACCATCGGTTTCGACTCGCAGGGTAGGGAACTAGCACCCGGGTTCCCATACAATGTGGTTTTACAAGAGCCTTACAACGAAGCATCAGAAGCTGCCACCTTCAACGAACGAGCAGCTGCTACTGAAGCGCTCAGAACCGAGCGCGATGTTCGACAACAACAACGTGACAACGCAGAAGCACGCTACGGCGGCATGTTTGGTGAGTCTGGTCCATTTGGTATTGGTGGTGGTCGACTCGGCAGAGACAAGCGCCGCGCCGACAAGGGAGAACTGAATCCATATGAGGCTTCGGCATATTCGGGGCACGATGACACTGAACAGTCCGTCTTCAGCCACCAACACACAGAAGACCATTACGGACGAAATTATGGCAAGGAATAAACTCTAAACTATGGGAAGATATCAAGACACAGACCACCTCATTAATGGCAGCGATTATTACGAATTCTTGCGCAAGAAAAGAAATGCGAAGAAGCGCATCGTTCAATATGCAACACCACAATTGATTAATCCAGGACCAGCAGCGAGAGCAAGTTTAATGACAAATGCCTATATCTGGAAGTACGGAGATCGATTCTACCAAGTCGCACACCAATATTACGGTGATTCTCGATTGTGGTGGATCATCGCGTGGTACAACGGCACACCCACAGAAGCAGATATCTTTCCCGGAGACCAAATCAGTATCCCGGTTAATGCATCGAAGGTGCTTGAAGTTCTAGGGTTGTAAGATGCCAGATATAACTGACGAGGGTAGAGAAAGAAACCGCGCCCGCATGATCTCATACTATAAGACGCGCCTAGGCGGCTTGTGGGGCACTTTGGAGCCCGAGTGGGATTCGACATATGCTCAAAACGCCTCTGGGGGGGCTGTAGGAGAGCGATGGAGTTCCGTTTCCGATTTATGGTCCAGCAGGTATGGTAGCCTAACTGCCGCCGGCGGAATAAAGGATGACGGCACACTCAAAACATACGCGGATGGGTCACACACCACTCAGGCCCAACGAAGCGGCCTCGGTGCACGCCTTACAAATGATGGCATCAATGCAATAGAGCAGATGACCGACGAGGAATTCGACGAGTGGGCATATAACGAGGAGGGATACTGGAAGGGTACCCTTGGGGCAGCTAATCACCCTGTTTTCGGCGCGGATGCAGTATTTGAGAAACTAAAAGCTCACCTTATTGATACGCGAGGACACTCCGGTGAAGATCAAGTTGCCAATACCTTGTCTGCTGGTTCCACCAAAGACGGCGACCTTAACATGCTCACCGGCAACCTTCTTGATCGCGCAGATGAGGAAGAAGCTGCAGCAACCAGACCTCCGGACACTGCAGCAGAAAAGATCTCAAGAGCGGGCATCGCATACGACACAATTGAATATCGAGAACAGTGTTTCCTTTTATCACAAGTGTTTAAAATTGTAGAACACAAAATTGATGTTATTGACGAAGAAGAACACAAGTTTTTGCCTTATATAGATGAAGGAGCGACAGCAGAAGAGGGAAATAAAAAGGAGAAGCTCGGAAAAACCAACGCATGCCTCATGGTCGACGCCAACACTCCTTACGGCTTTATAAATAGACTCACTCAGTACCCCGAGCAACAAAATTTCATCAACTTAGGCACCCCAGATTTATCTCAATTGCAGCCTCAGATACGACTATTCCGAGTTACGGAAACAGCCGATGACTCAACAGGCAAAACAGTAGAAACCTCTCAAGAGATGGTATTTAACACTGCTACAACTCGACAGGATCTCGAAGAGTTTATGAAGCCAACAGGAAAGCGCGGATGGGGCGCCGGCATCAAGAACTTCTCAGTTAATTACGAAGCCAGCAACCCCTTTGCCCTAAAGAAGAGTATCAGCGCTGAATTAAGCATCTTTGCTAATACATTTGACGAACTTACGAGAGATCGCGGCGGCTATTCCTACATAGACTTGGCCCTCAAGACTGGTGGCTACAAAACCATGGAAAAATATATCCAAGAACATTCCAATGATCTAAGCCAGGACGAGCGCACCCGACTTTACAATCTTTCTAAATTAAATTTTAGACTAAAGGCAGTCGTTGGGTGGATGGTCCCACCCGGAGTAAAAGGACTTTCCCCAGACGTCCCAGGGCTGCTCAATACTTCTTTTGTAACGATAAACCTGACTCCGACTATTCATACATTCGATTTTGATGATATGGGTCGCGTCATTTTCAAAATTCAATATCTTGCTTACATAGATGATTTTTTTGATGAACCAAGTTATAGCATTTTTAGTGATTCGCAGCTTATAGCAAACCAAAAACAACGCGAAGCAACATACAGAGAGTTCGCAGCCAATTGCGATTCTGAGGGGATATCAAAATTTAAAGAAAAAATGCAACTTGAGGTCGCGAAAGAGCTAGCCAGCGCCCGATCCACTATGTGGAAAGACCTTAAAAAGAGCGGCAAGTTACGATTTATAAATTTGAAATATAGTTCGCTACGAAAATTCCAGGAGCAAGGAGCCTATTTTGATTTAGGTAAAGCTGAAGCGGAAGCCCTAGACATCAATAATTTAAGAGACGCGACAGAGGGTCAGCGCTCTGGCTTAGCTGCCTCCATCAAAGAATATTCAGACAACCCGTCTGCAGATGGCAAAGGGCACAAAGACAAAAAGAATGCGAACAGCACTCAACAAATTGCGTTAGTTTACTTTTATGTTAGCGATTTATTGGATATTATTTTGAAAGGAATTGACTATGATCTCGAAGAAGCCGCGAAATACTATAGAGGGGTCCAATCGAAACTCTCGGGATTTGACGCGGCCGTGCAGGCCTATGACCAAGCGCGAGCAGCATCCCAAGAGGGATGGGACGACATGTCGTCCGATGCCCGATTCGACGCTATGCACGCCGCCGATGACCAGATATTCGGTGAAATGCGAGATAAGAACACACTTGATCTCGCCCGAACCCTGCGAATGCAAGAAAACTTTAGGAGATACAGGTGCCTTCTGGGCCCAATAGAAATTGTAAACCCAAAGAATCCTGCAGATAGCAAAAGTGTCAATATCGGCGATTTGCCCATCTCATTTAAATACTTTATGGAATGGCTAACTGGTCGCACCCTATCCAAAGACCGCCCCTACTATGCAATCTCTGCTTTTTTAAATGATTTTATTAATGGTTTAATAAATGGATTTATTAATGATGGAGAGTATTGTTTTAAGGTAGCTAAAGGACAATCAAAACAAAAAACCTTTCTGATGCAATCTGCGATAACTGCGTACAATACTCGACCCAACGTCCCGGACCCAATTAGTCAAATGCTTGCCGACTACAGGATTATGATTAAAGAACGTACTTCATACGATAGTGCACGATTACATCTGCATTATCACGATTCAACGGGTGATCACGGCAGTCCTGATGGCTGGCGCCCAATCAAATCATGGCCCCTTTTAGAAATGTCCGGCCCAGCTGGGAGCCCAGTGACGCAGCGCGATACCGCTTATGAAATCAATTATGTGTGTTATTATGCTGGTCGGAACGCCCCCAGTGAAAGAATGAATGGGCGCCCGGAAGAGGATCAGCCACGCGGTGTCATGCATTATATGGCAGGTAAAGATCGAGGGATTGTAAAAAATATCAAATTCCAAAAAACAGAAACCCCGTCCCTTCAAGCGGTGAGATATGAACAACAAGGATATGATGGGCTTGCCCAACTGAGAGAAGTATACAACGTCACCATAGACACCTACGCAAATGTTTGTGCATTCCCGGGAAGCTATATATTTGTCAATCCGAGAGGTTTGGTCCCCAACATGACTTTTGATGCGTCCGCCGCGAACTCAAACGCGCCCAGCGCACAAGAATTAAGCACTTACGGTATTGGGGGATACTACATGATAATTCGTTCTTCTCATAGATTTGGACCCGGCGAAGCGAATACCAAATTAGATGCAGTGTGGGTCGCAGGGCTCGCAAAGAAAAAAGAGGAAGAAGAAAAGAAAAAAGTTTCTGCAGAAGAGAAAAAGGAAAAATGCCAAATGCTCTCAAAAGCTAATAAAATTGCTTCTGATGAAAAGAAAAGTAAAGAACCCAAAGATACGGTTAACCAGAAAAAATAGGAGTAAAGTAAATGGCCACTGATAAAATAATATATAAACCAAGTGAAGTTCCCGCGGACATCGATGCCGAGGCCGCCGGCAGTACTCCGATTAACCTTGAAGACTGGTACATTAAGGGGATCAGCGCCGAGAACACGACCAAGGACGTCTATAATAAAAGGCTTCTTTATAAAAATGAAATTTCACCCTTTGCTAAAGAATACTCGAACTTGGTTGACTTTAATTTTGCAGAAAAACACCTGTATGGGCGCACCAGTCGATTGTTCGTTCCCATCATTCCTTCAAATATTGGCGCTCAACTTGTTCCCCTCAAACAAAGTAGCAACGCAGAAGCAAACTTTAAAGCGCTAGATTTTGTAGAAGAAAACTTTACCGAGATGTCTTACCAGTTTAAAAAAGCGGTAATGTCTAGGATGATTGATCCGGACGACGATTATTTGTCAGAACTTTTAGTATATAAAGCATACGAGGATCCTACGAAAGTATATACTGACCATATTAGGGTTTATAAAACAGCGATTGACTCTCTTTTTAAAGAGAAGGAGACGTCGATAACTAATTTTGATGAATTTATAGCTAAACTTATGCCGTTTCTAAAAAAGACAGCCCGTAAACAACCCTTCACTTTTCCAGCCTTTGTAAAAAGTAATTATGGCTCTATTCATAGCTCCGGACTTGTCATTGAAATTGCTGATCTCAAGCCGGCCGCAGATTTAGACAAGGTTTTAAAGTTTACAAACAGCAGAAACTGGACCTTCTACCTAAACGCGTGTAGGTCTTATGGGTTTATGGTTGATAAGTTTTATCCATGGCGCCTTGTGGCTGATATAGCCTCTAGCGCTATGTTGCGAAAAGCTGCACAACGTAATCTCGGAGACACCAACAAAATTTTAAGAACAGCGTACATTCCTGTCCATCGGAGATATTATGGAAATTTTAGGAACACAATGCTTGGATTTTATAATGAAGTTAAATACCCCTCGTATGAGGCTGTGAGTTGTGGCAAGAACCACAGAGTTGTGGTTAAGGCGACGAAGCCTATTGATTATACTCCCGAAGATTTAGCCGCTCGGTATAACAAGTTTTATTTTTTCCGCCTTTACTGCACCATTAGATTTATTGAGGAAGAGAGCCACTTCACACCTAATGAAAAAAACATTCTCATTGACAATTGTATGGAAGTATTTCGCATCAACGAAATGGTGGCCCTCGACACTTTTGAAAGAATTTTAAATAAAACGTTTGACTATATGGGTTCTTTGAGCTATATTAAAAAGAAGTTCGATAGAATTGATTTAGAAAAGCAGGGCTAATGTACTTCCAAACGATTGACGACAAGAAAGAGTGTGTAGGGGTTTATCAGGACGGTCAGCTATTCTTTGATGGACATCCATCTAATCTAGATCGAACTTGGAAGTATTCAGGCACACTAGAGGGCACTGCAGCGGAATATGCATGGTTATATTGTGGGGGAATTTCTTTAGAAGCTGCCTGTCCGGAATCACTTAAAGAAGAGTATGATGCCGCAGCTAAAAAAATGCGGGCTTACCGTCGCTCTTTTGAACTGGCTAAAGTAGATCTATATGAACACTGCTTTTTTGACTTGGTGCCACATGATTTTATCGTGAGATTTTTAGAAGTAAAGAACAAGATCACAGAGCACGTTTTTCAAACATGCGATAAACCGTCTAACTATACATTCTTAAACGACGTACAAACGCTCCTCCACCAGATCAAGTATCAAACGCTCAACTTGAATAATGAGGATTGCCGCGAAATTTTTGTAAAGAGCGCCCTCCGCAAAGAGGCACAAAAGCATCTTAATAAGCAAAACTATATCGACTATAACCTGTTTGGTACCGTCACAGGGCGTCTTACCACGAAGCCTCACTCTTTCCCTATACTGACAATGAGAAAAGAGCTTAGGAGGCTAATAAAGCCACACAATGACTGGTTCCTGTCGCTGGACTACAACGGAGCAGAAGTGCGAACCCTGCTGGCCCTCAGTGGTCGACCACAGCCGACAGAAGATATTCATTCTTGGAATTTGAAGAACGTTCTTGAACGCGCCGATATTCCGCGAGAAGAAGCCAAGACCATTTTCTTTGCATGGCTTTACAATCCCGAATCTAAGGCAATTAATACTGAATATTATGATCGAGAGAAAGTACTTGACAAATGGTATTCCGAAGGGTATATTAATACTATATTTGGAAGGGAAATCAAAGTGGATCACCGCCGAGCCCTTAATTATCTGATTCAGAGCACTACATCTGATTTAGTGTTAGAGCGCGCCTGCCGAATTTCGGAATTGCTGCAGGATAAGAAATCATTTATCTCACATATTGTACACGATGAAATTGTGGTAGACTTAGATACCGAAGAAAAGCACCTTGTGCCAGAGATTAAAGAGATCTTCGCCAATAATCGCCTTGGTCAATATCTTGTAAACCTGTCTGCGGGCTCCAATTACTTAGACCTAAACGAGTTAAAGCTATGATGTCGATAGTGGGGATTGGCAACGGTGCTAGCGCCATCGCCCAGCGGTTTAAGGAGCACTCTCAATATAACATTTACTGTTTAAATAACAAAGTTAAAAAGACGAGCAAAGAGAACTTCAAACTTAAGCATTTCAACAGTCCAGAAGAATATGAAGATAACATCCCTAATTTAAAAAAGTTTTTTAAAGATGTGGACAAACATGTCCAAGTTTTCATCATGGGAGCGTCCTTAAGCTCAAACTACTCATTAGGAATTTTGGAACAACTCCAGGACAAGAAAGTGGATGTATTTTATATAAAGCCTGACACAGATCTACTACCGGAGACTCCCGCAAAGATAGAGAAAGTAGTCGGCGGCATCCTGCAGGAATATGCTCGCTCAGGCTTGCTTCATAGCCTTACTATAATTTCCAACGAATTCGTAGAGCGGGCCATGGGTGATACAGTACCTATTAAGAACTTTTATGATTCCTTAAATAAGACTATCGTTTCAGCTATTCACTTTATTAACTATTTCACTCATAACGAACCGGAGATTGGTAATGTAAGCCGACCTAAAGATATTAATAGAATTCGTGCGATAGGGTTTGCCACCGTAGAAAAACTTCAAGAAAACTGGTTCTTTCCACTTGACAACCCTCGTGAAATATGTTATTATCTATGTGTAAATGATAAAAAATTAGAGAGCGATGGCGGATTACATAAGCGTATTGTTGAAAGTCTGAAGAGAAAGAATTCAAACGCCTATTTACGCCATTCATATGCAATCTATGAAACTTTTCATGAACAAGACTTTGGGCTCTGCGTTGCCCACACTAACGCAATTCAAACAAATACTCTTGACAATTCTGAATAGAGTGTTATAATACCCATCATAAAGGAGAAAACATTATGGGAATCGACATGGAGCTTATGCGCCGCAAGCTCGCAACTTTGCGCGGTGAAGGAAGAGGAGATGGATCCTCACACTGGTTCAAACCAGACGAGGGAGATACGGATATCCGTATTGTACCAACATCGGATGGTGATCCGTTGAAGGAGATGTTCTTCCACTATAACGTGGGAGATCATAGAGGAGGTGTTGTGTGTCCGAAGCGAAACTTCGGCGAGCGATGCCCGATTTGCGAATTCGCTTCACAACTATGGCGTGAAGGAACAGACACAAACGATGAGGAAACCAAGAAGCTAGCAAAGTCACTCTTTGTACGCACCCGGTATTTCTCACCAGTCGTTGTACGAGGTCGAGAGGATGAGGGAGCGAAGATTTACGGCTACGGAAAGCAGGCGTATGAACTTTTGCTTGGGTATATTCTTGATCCTGAATACGGTGATGTCACCGATGTGCAAGAGGGCACCGACATCACTCTAACTTATACGAAGCCCAATAAGCCGGGCGCGTACCCACAAACAAGCTTGAAGATGCGTAGAAACACTTCACCACTGCTTGAGGATAATGAAGCCATCCCCGCCCTCCTAGATGGTATTCCAGAGTTTGATTCTCTTTTTGAGCGTCTTACTCCAGAGCAGGTAGATGTGATCCTCGATGAGCAGCTCTCTGGCGATAAAACCGCCGAAGGTCGCTCGTCTGAGACAACATCATACAACCACCAAAATAAGGGTGGAAAGAATGATGTGGACCGTGCATTTGATGAACTAATGTCAGGTTAATCTCAAGCTTGTTTATAATGGCCGCTGGCAGGGCGGGCACACAAATACTCTGCCGCATTTTAATCAATAAGGAGACAATAGTATGTTAGAATGGTTAAAGTCAACATGGGCTAGCTCAAAAGTAAAGGTCGCAGTTGTTGGAGGCGCGCTCGTCGTCGCTACAGCTTACGGTACCTGCACCGTGGATCCCGCCGAGGTGTCAAGTTCGACACCGGTATTCACAGAGCCAGCTTCAACTGGTGAAACAGTACCAGTGTCCTCGACCACCGAGACAACTACTGAGACAACTACCGGTACTACTACTGAGACTGAGTAGGTCCCCCCAGCCGCTGGCAGACCGGTGTAAAGTCTGCCGCATTTTTAATGAGTATATCCAAAGTGGTGAGGATCATAAAAATCCACATTTAATCAAAAAGTGTAATTGCTACGGCTACCGCACTTTCCATTAAACGGCCACTGGCCAGGAGAAAATAAAATGGAAACCCCAATAAACAAAGCGCCTGCTAGCGCTGAAACTAGCATTGTTAGCGCTAATGACCTCAAAGTCGTTGGTGCCAGCAGCAACCCAAGAGTCCGAGTGGGCTTCAATAACAAGGGAACGATCAATCTTGATGAGCTAGAAAGGCTCCCTAAAATTGAGTTCAATGACGCGGAGTTCTCGCACTTCGACTGGTTAGATCTGAAGGCTATAGATCTCAATTCCTCTAACTGGAAGAACATTGGAATTCGTGATACTGATGATGAAGCGGATCGTATTGAGAGCTTCCGAGTTTCGTTCGATAATCTCGGATATGACATGTCAGAATTCCCACCCTGCATCGATACAGATGGGGACGTAATGGAAGGAAGGACTCGTATAAAAGCCGCTATCATAGACGAATACCGTTACATGCCGGTTGGAGTTTACACCCGCAGCGACAAGTCGGAACGCAACACCGTGACTAACGGACTGCTTGCTAACCAGAAGAAGCCTGTTTATATGACTCGCTTCATGGATTATGTTGCCGCAGGAGTCAATCTAATTGGCAAGGGCGAACTAGTAGCCACATCCACAGCTGTCGACAACTGGTTAAACCATGAAGTCAATATTGGCAAAGTTATGTCTAACAACGGTGGAAGAGTCACCAAGATTCGCAACAAAATCTTGAGTCTCTCTAAAGTCGATGAGGGGCTTGTGTGGTCTTTAACAAAGTCTGAAGCTGAGAAGTGGATCACAGCACACCTTGGGTTAGCTAAAGCTGATTTTGTCCTTATCAACATGGCAGATAACGAGACATATGCAGAGCGCGCTTGGCGCCATGTTCGTGAGTCCCTGAAGAACGGACGTGAGCCTGTGAATTTGATTTTCTACACCACAGACAAAAGCCCTACCGCGGCACGGTCAAGTCTCAAGAAATCTATGAAGTATGTAGAAGACTTATATCTGGATTCTTGGGAAGTGGTCATGAGCCAGTTACCTGCCGGAATCTCTCTGTCAATCCCGACGAAGCGCCCCTTTATCTTTATGGGCGCCCTGCCTCAGATTGTTCAAAGCCACAAAATCAACGGCAGCAATCTGGTTTCAGTGGCCAAGTACTGATGAAAACTCCGCTGCGATATCCGGGAGGTAAATCCCGGGCAGTGAAGACGCTAATGGAATTCATCCCCGAAGATTGTGGGGAGCTTTGCTCCCCCTTTCTAGGGGGTGGTTCAATAGAATTAGCGCTCGCTGAGAAAGGAATAAAGGTCCATGCGTATGACGGATTCAAGCCAGTTGTATGGTTCTGGCAGGCTCTCTTAAAAGATCCTGAGCGCTTGGCCACGCTAGCAGACCTCACTCGCACCAAATCCAAAAAGAAGTATATCTATCAGGATAAGGAATATAAAGCGAGAGGTCTTCTCCAGAAAGATTTCGATCGATTCAGGGATGAAATTAGATTTGCCCTGCGCTCTGGTCACCCCTTTTCATATGAAGCTGCAGCAAAAGTATATGCTATTAATCGTAGCAGTTTTTCAGGTGCTACATTTGCAGGTGGTTTCTCCGAAAGAGCGTCATACGCAAGATTTACAGACTCACAAATAGAGTATATTAGGGACTTTAAGGTGGACAACCTCACGGTGAAGCATGCCGACTTTAAAGACTCTATCAAAAGGCATGACTGTTGCCTATATCTTGACCCTCCATACTTTCTGGAGGCAGCACGATGTAAGCTCTATGGAGACGAGGGAGACATGCACGCATTCTTTCCTCACCTCGCACTCTTCTCTATGTTGAGAGAACGAGACAACTGGATCTTATCATATAATGATTGCGATGAGATTCGTTCACTTTATCGAGACTTTGATATACACGAAGCAGAATGGACATACGGAATGAACAGGTCAAAGAAATCCTCAGAAATCATCATTACTAACTTGCCATAACACAGGGTATGTGTTATACTAACATATAAGGAGAAGCAATGGCTAAAGCTAAAGCAAAAGCAGGTCGCGTAGCAATACAAGACCTAATGAAAATGGTTAATAAGAAAGCCGGCAGGAATGTTGCACACGATCTGACAGGAGAAAACCCCACGTCAGTAAAGGAATGGATCCCCACTGGCTCACGCTGGTTGGATTCTATTATTTCAAAGGGGAGGATTGCTGGAATCCCTGTCGGGAAGGTCACCGAGATCGCTGGACTTGAGGCCACAGGTAAATCATATATGGCTGCGCAGATTGCAGCAAACGCCCAGAAAACGGGCAAGGTTATCGTCTACTTCGATTCTGAGTCAGCTATCGACCCAGTGTTCTTGGAGCAGGCAGGATGTGACTTAGAACGATTAATGTATATCCAAGCTTCATCTGTGGAGTTTGTATTGGAAACTGTGGAGGAGTTGCTCGGAGCTACTGAAGACCAACTAGTATTTATTTGGGACTCACTGGCGCTTACACCTTCTATCTCTGATGTTGAGGGAGACTTTAATCCCCAATCATCTATGGCAGTGAAGGCGCGCATTTTGGCCAAAGGGATGTCCAAGCTGATTATTCCGATTGCCGACAAGCAGGCTACATTTTTGGTCCTCAATCAGTTGAAGACCAACATCCCGAGTGGACCAAACGCTCGCATCGTTGCCATGACCACCCCTTACATGACGCCGGGAGGAAAGGCAATGCATTATTCCTATTCTCTCCGCATCTGGTTGACCGGCCGCAAGGCAAAGTCTTCCTTTATTGAAGACGAGAAAGGGTTCCGGATTGGATCCGAGGTCAAGGTGAAACTGGAGAAGTCTCGCTTTGGCACACAAGGGCGCTCATGTGCTTTCCGCATTCTATGGGGTAACGAAGTAGGCATCCGAGATGAAGAGTCGTGGTTCGACGCCATCAAGGGCTCGTCAGCGCTCACTAGTGCGGGCGCTTGGTATACATTAAAGACGGAGGATGGCTATGAAAAGAAATTCCAACCTTCCAGGTGGGCTGACATCATCCACGAAGATGAAGAATTCAGAGAAAAGGTTATTGCAATCATGGATGAAGAGATTATCCAGAAGTTTGATAAGCGACAAGGGGACGCAAAGGATTTTTATGAAGATCCTGCAGACCTTACGGTTCCAGTAAAGGCGTAGTAACGTGGATAATAAAAGAGTATTGATAGTGGATGCGCTCAACGCGTATCTAAGAGCATATATTGTAGACCCATCATTGTCTTCCAATGGACAGCCTATTGGTGGACTGAAGGGTTTCATGAAGATTCTACAAAAGCTTGTGAGAGAAACAAACCCAAACCAGATTGTTATTGTATGGGACGGGCCCGATGGCTCCCGCAAGCGCAAGGACATGGATAAGAATTATAAGGCCGGCCGCAAGCCGATCCGACTTAATCGAGCGTTTCACAACTTGACTGAAAACGAAGAGCTACAAAACAAGATTTGGCAACAGAGTCGAGTCATCGAATACTTTAACAATATGCCAATAATCCAATTTATGATAGACCAAGTAGAAGCAGACGATGTTATTGCGTTCCTGACTACTTCAAGCTATTACGAGGGATGGCAAAAGATTATTGTGTCCAATGATAAGGACTTCATGCAGCTTTGTGATGAAGAAACAATTTTGTGGCGCCCAGTGAAGAAAGAGCTTTTAAACGTTAGAAGGATCATAGAACAAACAGGCGTGCACCCAACGAATATGGCGCTAGCACGCTCTATTATTGGAGACTCGTCTGATAACCTGCCGGGTATTCGCGGGGCTGGGTTTACGTCAGTAAAGAACCGTCTATCGTTTTTGTCTTCCGAGAAGGACTACACTATAGATGAGGTCTTAGAATTTTGTGAGAACTCAGGCACCAAGCTTAAATTTTTTACTAATATTGTTGAGGGACGCGAGGTGATCGAACACAACTATAAGATGATGCAACTTTATAGCCCCCAACTGTCTCTTCAATCAAAAGATCATATCAAATATTCTTTAGAAAATTTTGAATGTACTTTCAATAAAACTGAGGTAATAAAGTTGATGAGAGAAGATGGTTTTGGTGAACTAAATTGGGACGATTTGCGCGCACACTTAAACAAGATCACAAGGGACTGTGTTGACGCTGCAGCGCTGGCACTTAAATAATGTACAGTTTTTCGGTTGACTTTAAGGGGTGTTGTGTTATACTTACTACTAGGGCTAGAAGTGAGGATTCATGTCGCCAGATAATGTAAATTTTGGAAGGTATGGAAAGAGCTTCCAAGAGGGTCTTGTACAACTAATTTTTGAGGATCGCCCGTTCGCTGATCAGATAACGGAAGTCTTAAATGTTAACTTTCTTGAGCTAGAATATCTACGTGTTTTTATTACGAAAATACTGGATTATAGGGACAGATATAGTAAGCACCCATCCGTGGATGCAGTCACTACAATTCTCCGGACCGAGCTAGAAGATGAAGACGGCGTGATTCAAAAGCAGGTAAGGGATTACTTTGTTAGAATTCACACGCGAGAGATTCAAGATACTGAGTATATTAAAGAAGCTTCTTTAGATTTTTGCCGCAAGCAAAATCTTAAAGAGGCCATGTTAAAGTCTGTAGGTCTCTTACAAAACTGTTCCTTTGATGAGATTTCTAGTACGATAAACGAAGCGCTTAAGCTGGGCTCTGACAATAACTTTGGATATGAATATTTAACTGATTTTGAGAAAAGATTTGAGATTAAGCACCGAAGCCCGATCACCACTGGATGGAAAGATATTGATGCCATCGTAGGTGGCGGCTTGGGTAAGAGCGAATTAGGTGTGGTGATTGCGCCAACAGGTGCTGGCAAGTCTATGGTCCTAGTGCACTTAGGATCAAATGCTGTGATGGAAGGAAAGGTTGTAGTACACTATACACTAGAGTTGCAGGACACAGTCATTGCAAATCGATACGATAGCTGTATTACCGGCTACCCTCTTTCGGATTTGCGAACCTTTAAAGACGAAATATATGAACAAATCAAGGACATTGATGGTAAACTGATCATCAAGGAGTATCCTACGAAGTCTGCCACCACCAATACTATTCGATCCCATCTTTCTCGTCTCGTTAAGCGAGGCATCAAGCCGGGAATGATCATTGTAGATTATGCCGATCTTTTAAGACCAGTTATTGTCCGCAAAGAAAAGCGCGATGAGCTAGGATCTATTTATGAGGAGTTAAGAGCCTTATCGACAGAGTTCCAGTGTCCCATCTGGACGGCCTCACAAACAAATCGATCAGGACTTAGCGCAGAGGTGATTACGATGGAACAGATCTCAGAAGCCTTTAACAAATGCTTCGTTGCGGACTTTATCTTTTCAGTATCACGAACAATTGAGGATAAACAAAACAATCAAGGCAAAATTTTTATTGCCAAGAATAGGAACGGACCAGATGGCATGGTGTTTGATATATTTATGGACACCTCCAATGTCAATATTAAGATACTGCCCAAATCTCCTGTCGCTAATGGAATGATACCAGCAGCGCCGGTTGCTTTAACTGCCACAATGCAAAAAGGGTTGCTTAAAAATAAATATGAAAAATTTAGAAGGAATTAATAAAAATGAGAACCATTGAGAACATCCGCCGATTTAGATTATCGGACACATTTGTAGAGCCATACCGAGACGCGCCGGTACCGTGGGGACCACTAGGATACGTCACGTTCAAGAGAACATATGCACGCCGTCTTAACGAGTTTGATCCGGACGCCACCGGCACAGAGGAGTGGCACCAAACATGCCGCCGTGTGGTAGAGGGCATGTTTAACATGCAGAAACAACACGTCTTCCAGCTTGGGCTGGAGTGGAATGACAGTAAGGCGCAAAAGACAGCGAAAGAAGCCTACGATAGACTGTTCAACTTAAAGTGGACCCCTCCTGGCCGCGGCCTGTGGATGATGGGCACCAAGTTTGTAGAAGAGAGAACCGCAGCAGGGCTTTTCAACTGTGCTTTCCGTTCAACACGAGACCTGTCGACCAAGGGAGGCTATCTGTTTGCATGGATGATGGATGCGTTGATGGTGGGCGTTGGCGTGGGCTTCGACACCGAAGGTGCTGGCACCGTGACAATACAAGAGCCACAGTATACCAACGATACGTTGGTCATTGATGATTCCAGAGAAGGCTGGGTAGATTCTGTGCACATGCTATTAGATGGATTTTTCTCAGGCGCGAAAGTGCCTAAGTTTGACTACTCCGCAATTAGACCAGAAGGCGCCCTCATTCATGGTTTCGGTGGCACGTCTAGTGGACCGAAGCCTTTAATTGAGCTTCACGATAATTTAACAGAGTTATACACAGATAAAGTTGGCGAGCCAGTCTCTTCTGTAGATATCGTTGACACAGAAAATCTTATCGGTCGCTGTGTGGTCGCTGGTAATGTCCGACGATCGGCAGCGCTAGCGATGGGTCGTTATGACGACACCCGCTATCTCGAAATGAAAAACGATCAGGAAAAACTGTATCATCACCGGTGGGGCTCTAACAATTCCTTTAATGCTGAAGTAGGAATGGATTACACATGGCACGCCGAACAAAGTCAAAAGAATGGAGAGCCCGGATATATCTGGCTTAATAATGCTCGCACCCGCGGCCGCTTTAAAGATGGTCCTCGGTATGATGATATTAATGTAGCTGGATTTAACCCCTGTGTCGAACAACAACTAGAAGATGCTGAACTTTGTTGCTTAGTGGAAACTTACCCAGCGAAGCACGATGATTTGGAAGACTATTTGCGTACCTTAAAGATTGCGTATCTCTACGGCAAGACAATCACACTATCAAATACTCACTGGCCAGAGACTAATGCAAAGATGTTAAAGAACCGCCGCATTGGGCTTTCCCAGTCAGGCGTAATACAAGCCTTTAATAAATTTGGCCGCCGAGAAGTTTATGAAATGTGCGACAAAGCATACGCTCATGTGAAGGAACTCGACGAAGAATATTCTAACTGGCTATGTATCCCTAAGTCGATTCGCATGACTTCCATCAAACCATCAGGCACCGTATCGCTGTTAAATGGATCGACCCCCGGAATTCACTTTCCCGAGAACGAGTACTATATACGGCGAATTCGTTTCTCTAAAGACAATAAAATGCTTGACGTTTTAAGCAAAGCAGGATATAATATAGAAGATGATGCATACTCTCCAAACACTTCTGTTGTTGACTTTCCTGTACACGAGCCATATTTCTCCAAGGGAAAGAAAGACATTGGGCTTTGGGAGCAACTTGAGATTGCTGCCCAATATCAATATTATTGGGCAGACAACTCCGTGTCTATTACAGTCACTTTTAAACCGGAGGAGGCAGGACAGCTTAAGGCGGCTTTGGAACTCTATGAGACACGCCTCAAAGCAGTCTCCTTCCTGAAATATGAAGACACAGGGTATAAGCAGGCTCCTTACGAGGCGATCACTAAAGAACAGTATGAAACGCTGTCGGCCGCAGTTGCATCTATCGCCAAATTTGATGATGAACAGGGTGGAAGCGGCACAAAATTTTGTACCAACGACACATGCACAATATAGGAAAAATTTATGAATTTTAATCATTTAATGGAAAACAGACTCACCAAACGAAAATGCAAGAACCGCAATGCTCCTTGCTATTTCTTACCAGTGGGAAACATAAGATCCACAGCTGGTGAGCACGTACACCTCACCATGCATTGTAAAAATTGTGGAGTGAGAGAAGACATTTTTCTGACAAAAGAAGAATACTTCATTCAGCAAAAACTTATTCACAAGGAGATCGGACATGTTTAATCCAGTTAACCGACACATTCTTATCGATGTTAATAACAAAGCAGACCCATCTCAGGAATCTTTAATCGTCTTACCAGAAGATTATTCTCCCGAGATCGATCGTCATGCACAAGTCTCTGTTTTGAGTGCGGCCCCAGATTTGAGAATCGATGTAGGTCAAGGCGATAAACTTATAGTGGATCGCTCCATGATAGAAGAAATTAGCATCGGCGGTACTATTTATAACGTTATATTAGATAACTATGTGCTGGGAATTATAAAATAAAGACCCAGCGGGGGTCAGCGATATATGGACAAACACTTCTATAACGAAGCTTCTGCTAAAAAGCTTGGTTGGGAGCCTGGATGGTTTGGTGAAAAGTACTTCGATGATAAATTAGTACGCGCCATCAAAAAATGGCAGAAAGCCCATGGGCTAAAGGGTGATGGACTGTGTGGTCCTATGACCTTTCGGCGCCTGTGGACCGCACGCCAATCCGATATCGATGACTACAAGCCCAACGATTGCCATTATTCTAATTACATTGTATACAATGGAGAATTCCACCCTATTGAGTGGGATAAATTTGTTCTGTGGTCTGAAAAAGGTGGGATGCAAGCGAAAAGCGGACACTACTATGACTATTCCGGCCGCCCCAAACGCAAGATCCGCTACTTTGTAAATCACTGGGACGTGTGCCTGTCTTCTAAATCATGCCAGAGTGTGCTGGATAGACGCGGCATCTCCGTTCATTTTTTGATAGATAACGATGGTACCATTTATCAGACTCTTGACATGCAACATGCCGCATGGCACGCCGGCTCTTCTCGCACTAACCGCCCGTCGGTTGGCGTCGAAATTAGCAACGCTTACTATCCTAAATATCAAGACTGGTATAAATCTCACGGTTTCGGCGCGCGCCCTGTGATAGACGAAGCTTGGGTCCATGGCCATCGCCTGGACGCGTTTCTTGGGTTTTATCCTGAGCAGATTAAGGCAGCGCAAGCCCTCTGGAAAGCCATCCACGGGGCCACAGGAATTCCCTACGAGTGCCCCACCAATCAGTTTGGAAAAACTTCTACTAAGTATGAGCAAGAGGTGGCGTATGGTAACTATTCTGGATTTGTCAGTCATTACCACATAAGTAAATCTAAAATAGATTGTGCGGCACTGGACTTAAAAGATCTCTTGGATGAGGTTAAATACGATATTGAGATCTTAGATAAGATAAAGAATTAAATTTTTTAATTCTAGTTAATGCATGGGCATTATACTTCTCTTCTTGAGTTGTGTGGGATTAGTGGCACATGAAGAGGCGATTCTAAAGATAAACGATACCGTTCCGGTGGAAGTTTTTGCGCTGGGTGAACCCGAGCGCAAAGCGGAGTGGAAAAGCCCACCCAATGTGCGCGTCTGTGCAACCTCTGAGGTCTCTTTATCGCGAGTATATCATGCTGTCGAATATTGGAGCCGTCTTGGATATGAATTTGGGATCGTCAGGAAGGATAATTTTAGCATGTGTATGAACCCTAAGATGGGAGAAATAATAATAACTTTACCCGAGTCGGGATTTGCAAGTTCCCATATGGCCTCCACGCGGTTGTATACGGACACCGAGACTGGCGCTATTGTGAAAGCTAAAATATTTATCTTACCTAAAAATGCCAGAAAAGATCGAGTGTTAGAACACGAGTTTGGGCACGCCCTAGGGTGGTCACACTACCGCCAACGCTACCATATCATGCATCCCAACTGGTATTCCGGTGGCTTTGACTCATATGGCATCCGACAAAAATAATTGACAAACAAAGTCAACTGAGTTATAATACTTGAAACATAAACTAGGAGAAACATGTTTACAAACTTATTGTTATCGCTGTGCCTTATGGGTACAGCACACGCTGACGATTTTAGCGACAGCGAGACGTCTTATTCAGGCGCATCTATTTTAGAAGGGGACTGGGACGTATCGTTTGAAACCGCTACCGACATCGCTGGCAGTGAGGACCGATTTCCGTACGCCTTTTTTGAAGGGAACACCCTTTACGTGGGAAACTCAGATCCGCACGACAATACCATTGACGCCATCGTGGAGTTTTTCTGGTTTCAATCGTCTATCGACAGAGGCACAGATTTTTATGTTGCCGTCATCAAGACAAGAGTTACACCGGGACACAACTGCAGTTACGCCCCATGGGACTGGGCCGACGGTGCCCAATGCAAGCTCTGGGCAGACGAGTGGAGTGATTGGGGTGAGCATCCGGTTCTCTCTGTAGAAGCAATGACTGACATTGAGCGCGAACAAGGCGCTTTCCGCTGGGACTGGTCCGTTCCGTTTGAGTCCTACGGTATTGACGCCTACGGACAAGTAACGTTTCAGAATGCATATGGAATTGGATCTGATTCAGAAGGTGCTGTCATGGCTCATGGCGAGTACCCCATTAACGAAGACGGAGAGGTAGAGGCAGAGGGCAATGTTCAGATCAAGGGCTACCACTCATCAGAATATTCGGTCCAAACTCAATATGAGGTCACACTTTACGAGTGGGATGTCTTTGTGGATGGAAGAGCAGATTTGATGGCGTGGGACATGTATCTGAACCTAGGCGCCAGAGAAACACAGTCAGCCTACCATGAATACTTCTTGAGTGTTCAGGTTGAAGAAGGAATGCCCTTCATGATAGATGAGTTAAACTTTATGGGAAACTTTGATACTGGTTGGTACGATCCCTTCCATCATGAACTTGGTGTGACACTCACAGACTTGGTTATTTCACAGCCCTTTTTCATTCCCGCAGAAGAAGAAGAGGAAGAAGAGCCCGTTGTTACGGATAGCGATACGGGCGACTCGCAGGAGCACGAAGACACTGGCGATGGTGACACCGGCACTCCTTTTGAGTTTGCTGGCGATGAGGCTGAGCCGGGAACAAAGTCTTCCGCAGGGTGCAGCTGCGCAGCAACGAATCGAGGAAGTCTCTACGTTATATTTATGGCTGCGTTGGTTGCCGGCTTTAGACGAAAAGAAGATTGATATTTGAGTACGATAAAATAGTGGTGGGAAGTTGTTTGGATGCTGTTCTTTGTGCATTTAACAATAACTGCCCTATTTTTTTTACAAAGGCACAACGACCCTTTAGATTTGACTATCTGGATCCAGGCCAAGACTTAACCTTTTTAAAGGCCGGCTCTCGGCCTCCTAAAAGTTTAACGACGTTTGAAAAAGAAAAACTTATAGGCATTCCGAAAAGCGTCTTGTGGGAAAGGCTGTTATTTTTGCTTTCTTTGGACGGCAAAGCGCCACTTTCGAATTTGTGTCACACGATGCGCTATAATGGTGATACCCTCGTTTGTTCTAATGAATACTCAAAGATTTTTGAATTGAAGTTTGGTGAGTGTTTATACTTTGGTGATCGATCCGCAGCCGGCTTGGTCACTGAGAAATCTCTTGACGAAAAGACATATCTATGTTATGATTATATTGCGTTTAACAAAGGCGGTAAGCATGAGATCGATTATATCCTCACCGATGATGATTTCGTTAGCGAGATATGGTTCTATTCTTCCGACCGTATCGATGGAAATACTCCTGTTAGAGATGCTTGTGCAGTATCAACACTAACAGAACAGCAGCTATTGGACTTTGATCATTCCGAAACAATGGCGCGCTTTAAAGCCATCCACGAGATGGAATCGAGAGGAATGAAAGGACAATTTGCAGGTGGATACACAACAGCCGGAAACCCAAAACATTACAAATTTAGAACAACTAGCATTGGACGCCAAACGCATCAGCAAAGAACTGAAGCCACACCGAGTGAAGCGAATGTCACGATTCCGACGCAAAGTACACAAAGTTTGCTTAACTCTTTGTCGTCCGCTAGCGTGGCCTACGATAGATTTTTAAAATACTTATGAGCCGTTTGCACCTAGCAGGCATAATACCCTTAGCTAATCTTAAGACTGATTTTCAGGTGGCGATACCCGAAGTACTTCTACCTATTGGTCCCGGATTCTCAGCTATTCAGAAATCAGTTTTTGAGTGTGCACTGGCGGGCTGCAACACTATTTGGATTGTGGCAAATGATGATTTAGCGCCCGTCATTAGAGAAACCGTAGGTGATTGGGTGTACGATCCAGTATATTATCACAGTCCAGCAAAATTTAGTTCGGAACAACGGAAAGAGATACCTATTTATTATGTACCGATTCATCCAAAAGATCGCGACCGTCGCGACTCCTATGGCTGGTCAGTATTATATGGCATACACTGTGCTTGGAGAGTCGCCCATAATATTTCTCAATGGATCACACCCGACAAATATTATATTTCGTTCCCTCTTTCAGCGTTTGATGTATACCAAGTGAGGACCTGGCGCCGGGATATTTCGGATCCAGAGAAGAATTTTTTCTTCACTCACAACCAAAGCTATATTAAAAATAATTTACCAATTTCATTTACAATGACAGGAGAAGACTTTAAATTATGTCGAAGAACAGTAAACCAAAAGACAACAAGGGAGTATTTACCCCCTTCACCGGGCCAGCAATACCCAAGCCAAAAATTACCACTGCAAGACCGGTGGTCAGCCCGATACTTCACTCTGGAAGATGTTTTTGAGGCAGTAGACGATAAAAATGCTCACAAAGTGGAGCTTGATTGGTATTACGATATCTCTAGTTGGAGTGGGTATCGTAATTTTTTATCTTCAGATTATATCATAAATACTCCTGAAGAGGGGTTGACAAAGCCCCACATACATGTTAAATTACCATATACCTCGGAGGAATAATGGATCGTCACGAATCCAAGATTAAGTTTGTTGGCCTGCATGCACATTCAGTTGCAGGCTCTATTTTTGATGCAGTGGGATACCCGCAAGAGCATATGGATTTCGCATATGAGAACGGATCGAACGCACTAGCACTCACAGACCATGGAAATATGAATGGTCTTTCATGGCAGGTGCTCCATGCGAAGAAGATGAAGGCGGAAGGAAAAGACTTTAAGCCTATCTTTGGGGTGGAGGCATATTTTACTACATCGATTAAAGAATGGCGCGAAGCGTATGATACTGAGATGGCAGACAAGAAGAAAGCCCGCAGCGCAAAGAAGGACACACAGTCAGGTGCTACCGTCGAAGACGAGGGCGACACGAAGAATGCACAGCCTATCTTGAAGCGACGGCGGCACCTTATCCTCCTAGCACAAAATCAGACGGGACTAAACAATTTATTCAAGCTCATCTCTCACAGCTATACCGATGATTATTTCTATCGATACCCACGTATGGACTATGATCTGCTCCGGAAGCACTCAGAAGGCGTTATAGCTGCGTCTGCATGCTTGGGTGGGGTGTACGCTGGAAACTATTGGGAGAACCGTGAGAAGGGAACAGAGGCTGTTTTAAGCGCCATGCGCGAAACGACAGTGGAAATGCAATCTATTTTCGGAGACAGGTGGTACGCTGAATTACAATGGAACAACATCCAAGAACAACATGAGTTAAATCAGCACATTATTCAAATGGCAAAAGAGTTTGATCTTAAACTAATTTCTACCGCAGACAGCCATTACCCGAACCCCGAAGCTTGGAAAGATAGAGAGATGTATAAGCGCCTAGGCTGGCTTGGGAAGGGCAAACCACA